GATATTGCCTCCTAAAATCGCGCGTTGTCGTTGTCCACGCAGAGACAGTGCTCTGCATGAACTTAAGTGGTTACTGTTCACTCCAGCAACCTCAGATGTCCTTATTATATCACAATCCAATTCCAAGAACAAGTTAGCATTCAGGAGGAAATGTATTTTATCTTATACTTAATGTACTTTATTTTCCACTTTTAGCGAAATCCCTTGTTTTTGCGGTGTTCCAGACTTGCGGTATAATTGATTTGTGACTAACCTGTGACTAACCGCAACAACCTATATCGTTCTATATGCTATTAAAACAGATGATACAATATGCTCCCGGTAGTGGGTACCTGCCGGGATTTTTTCTTAAATTGCAATTAAATCTTTCCAGGTATTTTCTCCACATTCCCCGTCTACTTCCAGTACTCCATTTCTGGACTTCTGATACTTGGTCAGTGCATAGATAGTATTCTCGTCTGCTTTTCTGGAAAGCGTCAGTGCCTTTCCGTCCTTACCTTTAAATCCTCTGGCAATAAGAATCTCCTGCAATAATAATACGGATGTTCCCGTAGTTCCTAATTTTACAAGCTCAGGTTCAAACATATAACCTGCTCCTTTCTTACTCGTTGTTGTCAATGCAGTATCCGCCGGCTTATTTCCGGCAGCATTAATCATGCTGAAGTCAATCCCTTTTCCTGTGAACCTCAGCCTGTGGGTCCAGCCGTGGCTGTACAGGTACCAGGACTGGGTACGGATCTCATTACCGGAATTGTCAATCGTGTCTTTCGTTCCTTCTGAGCTTCTGGCATGGACGATATTGTTTTTATCTACCGCCAGGGCTGTATGATAGGTGGTGTTGAGTTCGATATCTCCCTGGATCATCTGCGCATGAGCGGTCTGGTTGCGGGCCACTGTCTCGAATCCGGCATTCAACATCCGGAGCATATTTCCGGTGTAGCTGCAGTTTCTCTTAAGGTAATTCGCCTGCTCCACCAGACCATTTTCCAGAAATGCGTAATAATACGCTGTCAGTACCAGGCTGGAACAGTCAAATGATTTCGGGTTTACAATATTGTACAGGCTCCTTACCGCCTGACTGTAGCCATGGCTGTTGTCACTGGCAATTTTAACTGCAAAATTGACTGCATCATTACGCACGTTCTGGATGATCTGTTCTTTTGTAAGTTTCACGTTATTTTCTCCTCTCGCATCGGTTTTTGTATCTTTGTCTGCATAATCCTTATAAAATACATTACGGTCCACTTTCGTGGAGATGCCCGGAATAACAGCCTTACTGGAATATTGCCAGCCTACGCCAAAATCCGGTCGGAGCCGTTCCTGCAGTGTGCCATTGTCATTAGCCGGATAGCGGGCAATCCAGAAGTCGTATTTTTTCAAGTGCGAGCAGATCACGTTCACGTACCAGTCCACATTACAGTAGATGGCAAATTTATAGCCAGCCGCCTCTATGATCTCACGGAAGGCATCTGCCATCCTATGGATACTCTCGGATCCAATGGCTCTCTGGTTGTTGTATTCCAGATCCAGGAATACCGGAAACTGGATCCTGCGGCCATTTAATGTAGTTACTACCTTACGAGCTTCGCTCTGGATTTCTGCGATTGTCATCGCATAGGAATACTTGTATACTCCTACCGGAATGTTATATTTGTTACATTCGGCCAGATTGTTTTCGAACTGAGAATCAACAACGTTGCCGGCTTCCGTGATCCGGAGGATTGCGAATCCCATTCCATAATCTGCGACTGTTTTCCAGTCGATCCTGCCCTGCCAGGCAGATACATCGATACCTTTAATTTTCATATTTACCTCCTGTTTTTATAATAAGAAGAGAACGATCACTCGTCCCCTGTTCCCTCTTTATTATCCATATTCACTTTGTCTTCGACCTGTGATTTCACATGAGTTACCAACGGAATCAGGAATGCCGGGATTGTTACTCCCATATCCTTGATGTTTTCCAGGATGCTGATAATCTCGTTGCAGATGATCCAGATTGCTACAATACATGCCACCAGGAATGTGAATGGTAAGGCGATGCCTACGGTCTGGGATGCATACAGGAGCAGCTGATCAATCACAGCTCCAACTACTACCAGAAGCCACATGCATACTTTTTTCATAATACCGCGGATACTCTTATAGGAGTTGATGTCCTCAGAACGGTATGTAGATGCCATGAGTCCGGTTGCGTAGTCGAGAATGTTGCAGGCTACCATCAGAAGAACCGGCACTGCCAGCACTCCCAGAATGGAGCTGATGAATGCAAAGACTGCTGTTAAAATTACTTTGATATGATTTTCTGTCATAAGTTTTTCCTTTCTCCGGTTGCGCCGGCGCAATTTTTTTCCAAAAGAAATAGAGCCTTATGGCTCTGCTCTGATTTTCTTCATGTTTAATCATTTCCTTTTACTGTTTATTTTCCAGTTCTTTGATTCTCTTATTCATATCCTGGATCAATTTCAACATTAACGGAATCAGAATCCTCTGGTTCCAGTCTTCTGGTCTGCCCTGCTCATCGTGGATAACTGCTTCTGGAAGGATATCATCTATTTCTTCTGCGTAGAATCCTGGAATTGTTTTGTTGTACAGGTCATCGTTTTTATACAAATATCCCGGTTTGTATTTGAAGCGTACTACTGGAAGACACAACACTTTACAGGCATCCTCTGTGGAAACCAGCCCCATAGAATCCTTATATCTTTTGGATGATGACGCAATCGTTCCGACATGTCTGTCGCTCGCAATTCCCAGTGTTTTTCCCGTAACTGCTGTTAAATTGTACAGTCGAAACTGATCTGAACCATCCGTAAACTCCTGATTTGTTCCTGCATATATCCACAGTCCATACTTTACAACAGCAGCATGACTGTCTTCTGATAATTTTACATTGCCAATTTTTATGTATGGATTATCCCCACCATATAATGATATGGATTTATCCGCAGATACAAGGATACCATTTTTGACATTCCACGTTGCAATCGTGCCGTAATTTGCTACGAAGGAACCATTCGTAAGAATTTTAAAACGATCGTTTGCCGTAACCAGCCCATTGAAATTAATCCTGGCTGCGTTAATAGTTGCAGATTCTGCTGTCTGATTGATTTCTGAAATGATATTCCCCTTTGAAACTTTTAAGCTGATGGCACTCTCTGTCTGTTCAATTTTCGTTTCCAAAAGCTCTTCCGCATCTGATACCCGTTTTATTTCTGACGAAATCGAATTGCTTAAGATTGATAATCTGCCTTCTGTCCAGTCCTCATATTTTGCCAGAATCCTGACTCCTGTTACAAATACTCTCTTATTTTCATCTTCTACTTGTATTTTAAAGATATGTTTTCCTTCTCCAAGAGTTACTTCTACGGAAAATTCTTTCCATTCATTTGCAATATCTGTTTTATCAATACTTAATATCTCAGCATCATCCAGATATATTTTTGTATCGCCGGCGTTCCCTGCTGCTACCTGAAATACAAACTCATTTTTCTGTTTTTTATTAGTTAAGTACTCCCAGCTTATAAAAGGCGTACTCAGTATTCCTTCTAAAGCATCATTTCCTGAACCAGTATTTTTGTAGCGTAAGAGTTTTGCGCATTTTTTGTCCAGGTAAGAAGCCGTCTGAAGACCGGACTTGCTTTTCCACCCTTCTTTACTGTCAAAATCGCCATTTGTACAATAATTGTAATAGGATACGTCTCTAACTTCTGCAAAAATCTTCGTAGTAGAGGCTTCTATTGCTGCACTCAGCTGATCAACAGTACTATAACCGTTCAGCTTATTCTGGGTCACATAGGTATCAGATATCTCTGTTTTCAGGTTGTTTATTGTCAAATTAACAAAGGCTTGCATTGATTGAGTGGTACTGTAATCTGTTTCAATGTGATTTGACAGCTGTGTCAAAGCAGCTGAAAAATTATCCACCGCAGATTTATATTCACCGACTTTGCTCTTCAGGTCTGTGTACTGTCCGCTGACCGTATCGTATTTACTGCTGATGTCTGTATACTCCTGAGATAAACCAGAAAGGGTCTGCTCTGCTGAAGCCATGCGGCTGTACATGGTCTTGCTACCGCTTTGCAGCTCCCTCAGTTCACTTTCGGATACCAAGGAACTGATTTTCTCTTTCGTAACTTTAAATTCTGCTTCCAGAGCTTGAAATTTCTTCATGGTACCTTCGGCATATATATTTACTTCCTTGGTAAAGCGCAAGCTATATCGCCTCCTTTCAGCAGATATTATTGTGAATCATAATGGATGGTTGCGCCGGCGCAATTGGGGGGGGTAAAAGAAATAGAGCCTTATGGCTCTGCTCTGATCTTCTCCATATATTTTAACCTTATTCCATATTCAGTGCTTCGCGGATTGCTTCCAGATCATCTGTAGTTAATGCCGGATAATCTGCTGCAATGTCTTCAAATGCTTCTCCGTTTTTGATCCGAATCTTAAATGCTCTTACCATAATTTTTAATTTCAATGTGCTAAGTGTTTTCATTAATTTTCTCCTCCTATTAAATCTGCCATCATTAAGATAATGTCATCTGTAGCTGTTTCAAGCGCAGCTAAGCGTTCTTCTGGTCTTGGCTTTTCTTTGAAATCCGATTCAGCCAGACCAAGTTTCTCAATCATCTTTTTCTGTATTTCAGTCATTTTCCCACCTCCGCTAAAGATATTACATATTCCTCAGAATTTGGTACAGGGATTCTGCAATCATCACCGTGACTGTTTCTAAATGTCAGTGTACCGCCTGCTTCTACTTCGATTGGTTCCTGAAAGGTATTGTCTATGATGTCGGAGATGTCAATTATCTGTTCCTCGTTGAGTTCGTAATATATGGTTTCATTGTTTTGCTGGAAGTAATCCTTAACTTCATTTTCATTAGCAAATTTAGATTCTAAATCCGCAAATACAAATCCATTACTTCCTTTTCTAAAGACTATACTTCCCCATTTCTCAGAATATTTATCATTCACTTTAAAGTTAACACAAATAGCGTTTTTCGTTGATGGTCTAGGTTTTTCAAAGCCCGTAACTGTCATTACCCAATACGTATTTTCTTTAAAAATGATTTCAGAACCATCAATGGTATATTTGCCAACTCTCTGGATATACTTTTTGTTCTCCCAATTCACTTCATTTCTCGCATCCCCAGCTGACCAACCGTAACCAGGAAGATTAAGAACGGCTTGTGGAATTGGATAGGATGTTTCTTGATTTTTGGTGTCTAAATATATAACTTCATTCACAGAAACACTCATTAACTCGCCTACATTGTACGGATAGTAGTCTGCTGGAAACATAGCTTCAAATTCTTCCGGTGTAGATGGTTCATTTCCTGCACCAAACATTTTTGTAAGATCTACAAGCATCATATTTTTAGCTTTAAGTGTATTTCCAACAGAATTGTTATTCATGTATAATAGTCCTCTTTTTGATATTGCACCAGTTGGTGTATACAGCGCACTTAATTTAGTCCATGTATTGCTATCTAATGATCCTAACCGAAGTCTAAGATCTGTTACATATTCGCAGAATATGGTACATTCTTTAGATGCACATAAGGAAGCACATATATAATACTTATGATTAGGTACCACTGTATAATTGGACGGATATGTAAATCCATAGGAATATCCATTCGGAGCAGATGCATCAATTACTGTCAAAACAGCACAATCATCTTCATAAGAGACCTTTGTGTATGCATTATTGTAAGATACATAGTTTGTGTATGGCTGTAACAGCTGATTCCAGACAATGGTCTTCCCGCCAATCTGCTTCACACTTGCCACTTTTGCGCCTGTTGGGATTGTTTTCTGGTAAGCTTCTGCATTATCTGTCTGGAACTCATAGGTAATTCCCTGATTCAACTTCCAGAGTGCATCCAGCTTTCGATCTGTTGTTTCCAGGGCAGACTTGTTTGCCTTATTCTCTTCAATTAATGCAATAGCATCCCCAACCGCCTTGGAATCTGCTGCTTTACCGTTTTCTGTAAGGGTGTTGTCCAGGCTGTTGGCAATATTCTGGAGCTGCTTTTCTCCTGCCTGTTCAACTGCCTGGGTTACTTCATCGGTCTTGTCGGAGATCTCCTGCTTCTTTTCCTCTATGTAGCTCTTTGTCTCGTCTTTTACAGCCTGTACAGAAGCATTCTGCTGATCCGTGATTGCCCGAACTGCCTGTTGGCCTGCTGTCTTGATGTCCTGTGATGCCTGCTTCGCTGAATCAAGTGCTGCAGTTCCAACTCTTTTTACTTCTGCTGTGGATTTAGCCTCCTGAGTGGTGATTGTATCGATTGCCTGCTGTCTTGCGGTGGCGATGTCTCCGGTTGCCTTGCTGACCGACTCGGACACTTTCTGGTCCAGGCCGGTCATCTGGGCGTTGATGTTCTGTTCGGATTCGGCGGCCGCTTTTCTGGATGCCTCGGCAGACTGGGCGTAGCCTGCGGCACTGTCGCGGCTGTTTTCTGCTTCCCGAGCAGCCTGTGCAGTATCTTCGTGTAACTGCTGCACGTCTGCCTGTGATGCTTCTACTTCCTGCTGTGCCTGCTCTACTGCTGCCCTGGAGATCTCTACCTGTGCCGCCTTGTTAACTACATCGTCATGCATGGCTATATAGTCTGGTCTGAGGTTCCCTGGAAGGGTGAGCATCTGCCAGATGTCTGTGTTGTGTCCTGGTCCCGGAGCTGTGCCGGTGATGGTGGTTCCATTCTCTATCCTGCACACATAGGAGCCACCCTGATAGCTCACCGTATCAAGATATTCATAGGCTGTTTCTGGATCGTATTCCCCTCTGGGATTCAGAGAGACATTTCCCAAATCGGTTGGAAGATAGTCATTTTCTGTGTTGTTCATCATTTTCTCCTTTCTCAGTTCTTAAGCTGGTACATCAAACGGCTGCCCTTTCGGTAAAAACGGATTCTGTCTACTTTAGGGTCCGAGTACATCATGAGACGCCCGGCTACTACCCGGAACGAAGGAAAGTAGACGTTTCCTATATCGCCTTTGAGTTCTTTTTCTTTCTGTCGGACATGCTCATCAAGTGCTTTCTTTCCCTCTTCCACCCTTCCTGGGACGGATTCGGCAGCCTTCCTCGCTTCAACAGCATAATATTTTGCATTGTCTTCTTTCTGCTCCGGATGATCTTCCCTTCCATGCGCCCACGCTTCCGCTTCTAATACTTTCTCTTCTGCCTCATCCCGTGCTTCTGCCGCCTGCTTCTGGTATTCTGCGACTGCTGCCAGAGTATGATGGAATAAATTTATATCTTCCGGCGTTTCAAAACCTTCTGGTGCTTTTCGACTGCTTACCAGCATATAAATGGTATTTATCGTCTTTCCTTCTTCCCGGTCGGAGATATAAATATAGGCAGTAATCATTCTCTTCTGCTGTAATGCCGCGTTTGGGATATCCACCGTAGACACTCCATCAACAGTAAAACCAGTTACTACTTTCGCTGTTTCCAGATCCTTCCAGGAAAAATGCACCTCAAAAATTTCCGGAAGATCTAACCCTGTGATCTGTATCTTCTGACCATAGTCATACTGCCAGAGTTCATCATCTATTTCAATTTCCTCACCTCTTCGAGAAAAATTTGCAACCAGCATATCTTAATCACCCCTTTCCAAACTCATTATTTTTTCAAATTTTCCTTCAATGACGTAAGCTCATCATTCATCTGGTTAAGTGCCTGAACCAATGTCATTTCTCCCTGTTTCAAACTGAAGTTTTGATTTACCAGATTATTGAATATCTGCTTCTGTAAATCTTCAATAGAGATAGTGCCTCCCTCGTTGGTATCTGGATCCACAAAAATAAACTGTTTTCCAGCCGGAACCTCCGATACTTTTACCAAACCATTTGCATTCTGGCTTTCCTGTGGCAATGCCATGTTTTCTCCTTTCCAGTGTCTAATTTGGACACCTTACGCATCTACGTTGATACATACAGCTTTATTATCTATTACCAGAAGTTTTCCTCCTGCTGCAAGCGCCATCTGTACATATCTGATAAATTGTCCGATTACAACTCCACCGAACATATAATCTTCATTGTTGACTGTAACTGAATATCCATGCTGTAAAAATACTTCTCCCTGTTCTGTTCTTCTACTCCAGGAGAACCATGCTGCTGGATATTCTTTTGTTACCTCTTTTCCTGCTTTGTATAGCACAGCTGTAACTGTTGTTGTCCCATTTCCATTATCCTGATATTTTGTGTTGTACATGAGTGTTCCATCCGTCACACCCTGAATATCTGTTGTAGTCTGGGATAATTTCGTCTCAAATCCCTTAAGACTACTTTTAATCTCCGTTACTTCCTGTGATGTCGTCTGAATTGCATCTTTTGCTTCCTGAGCTTTTTTATCTGCTTTTGCAATATCTTCTGACAGTCCGGCCGCGTCAGAAATAATCGATACAGTCTGAGTATCCAAAATTTGAATTCCTTTGGCATCATACAGAGTGCACTGAAGCATATTCACATCTGTGGATGGTGTGAATATCTTCAAAAGTTCTGGTGCTGCTGAAACATACCGGAGTTCATAAGTACTTCCGGAATCTTTGGATTCTCTGACCTGAAAGATACCCGCATAGCTGCTCACAGAGCCATCATCATTCTTGTAAGCGGAAAATGTTACATTTGACGGATCCAGTGTTTTACCATCTTTTTGTTTCCGGATAATCTGTGTACTGATCCGAAGGTTGTAACTCAGCCCAATTTTTCCATCTTTCGCTTTGGAAACTGAAAAACGCTTTGTAATCCAGGAACCTGTGGATTTCACAACTAATGCTTTCTCTCCGACCACCAGTCCTTTATCATCTACCTGCAGTACTTTTCCTTCCAGACCATATAATGCCGAAATATCAACATATCCATTATCTGTGGACATTGCAGTTACCTGATATTTTCTCAACTGAGGATCCCATGTACCGGTAATGCCCGGAGATGCCGTAACTTTAATCTCATCAACATGGTCAGATACATCCGTATCACCCAGATATACAGAAAACACAGTGCAGCAGGAACTATAGTCACCACCCGTACCATCTGTATATGTGTGGACCACATGGGCATCATTGTCAAGTGCTGCCCCAATTGCATCCAATGTTGAAATACCAGATAATGTATCAAGGGCCTTTCTGGCCGCATCTGCTGCTGCGGATGCAGTTCCGGAAGCTGAACTTGCAGTAGATTCAATTTCCGTGATATTCTGCGTCATCTTACTGTAAGCCTGATTCAGACTCTGATCAGAATCATCCAACCAGATCCGGTTGCTTTTGATCACCTGAGTACTGCTGTTGATTTCAGTGAACAAGCTGTCTATGTCCAGTTTGGACGCGGCAATATTGGCAGTATCTGAAACCATCTGATTGATGATCAGGCCGTCTGCAATTGCTCCAGGCTGTACACCGGTTGCATCGATCAGCGTTCCTTTTCCTGTCTCGTCAAAAAGTGAGAAGGTAAAATCACCATTCGCATCTCTGCCCGCCTGCATCCTTACCGTGCCATTGGCATCTTTCCACTGCTGTGTTGCACCGGAAATCTGAATTCCACCATCATCTGACATGATTTTGAATTTGTTAGTGCTGATCGTACCGGCAAGAAGATCTGCAATGCTGACTGACTGCATCACCGCTTCCCGAATCAGTGCAGTATCAATTACTGCATTGTCAGAAGTCAGATGGATGTTCTGCAGATCGCCGATGCCTGCTGCTCCGGAAAGAAGATTTCTGATATTGGCATAATTGGAATCAAGGACATCAATCCTGCCATTTACCGCTGACAGATCCGTAGTCCGCAGCTGTACAATATCAGCTTCTGCGGCACTAAGTCTTTTGGCATAAGCATCTTCAAAATCTGCAATATTTCCTTTAATGCTTCCAAACTCTCCTTCAACAGCAGTCAATTTTCCGGAAACCTGCACATATTTTGCATCAAGATCTTTAATATGTACAGAACTGACAATTGCATTTTCCAGATCAACAATCTGCCTACTGTAAATCCCATCAATTGCGTCACCATCAATCTGTCCATTATCATTCGTAATATTATCAACTGTATTTACAGTGTCTTCATATTTCTGTGCAAATTCATCAAAAGTCAAAACCTTATTCGCCAGTGTGCAGCTGTTCTTCTCTGGTGCATCCGGATATATTTTCATTCCCACGATGCGCTGCTTCTCTCTGGTATCCGTGATATCATCAATTAAAGTTATGATATCTCCTATACCATATTCCAGAATTCTGTATTTCTCTGAACATTTTGCCAGATCTATCACATCCGCTGAGTAGGAAACATAAGGCTTACTCATATCTGCAAGTTGTGCTTCTGCATCCTCTTTCAGTGATTCCGGCACCGTATATCTTTCATCTTTCCAGATGCATCTCTTCACTTTCGAACTGTATTGATGATTTTCCAGATATGTTTTCCCTGAATTGACTGCTTCAATCGTCAGCCCGTCCTTTCCATACGGTTCAATTTCTGTATAAAAATCATAAGATGTGGACTGTACGGTGAGACTCTTCAAATTAAGCTGATTTGCAAAATAGCTTCCTTTATCCGATCCAATTGCATTATATATACTGATTATCTGAAATTTTGAATTTACCTTAATTTCTGCCCTGTATGTTTTAAGTGCCTGCTTTAATACATCTAACGCTGACACATTTGACATCGAAAGAGTTCTTTTTTTATTAACCTCACAGACTCCTATTGCCCAGCCAGTACCCGCAAAAGCAAGCTGCAAAGCAGATTTGATAGTCTGTTCCTCCGATCTGAACTCCCGGAATACTTTTCCCTCCAGCGATTCCAGGTCCAGCTGAGCTACTACTTTTGCTGTTCCCTCTGTGTTTTTTTCAATTTCTTTTACAACATAACGATCTGTTCTGGTTTCAATGTATCCTTCATTTACAACTGCATTTCTTATATTTCTGTATGGAGCAGAAAAAGAGAGCGTCCTGTCATCCAGTTCCAGAACACTCTCTATACATAAATCATCATATTTTTTCAGACCCTTCACCGGGACTTTGTTTCTATCTAATATTTTCAGCATACAAAATCCCTTTCTTCTTTTACTTTATAACCGGCATCAGCAAAGTAATCTGATTTGGTGTCATATGCATTTTTGCAATTTCTTCCTCGCCAAAGTACTCCAGATCCACATCACTTTCTGCCTTCATGAGTGTCATAATATCCTGATTATATCTGTCAGTATCCACAATTTTGACTTTTCCATTACTCTGTGTGATCAGAACACCTTCCTTGTCTTTTTCACCATATTTTCTCAGAATATCGTTTTCTACTTTCGCAATGGGTTCTGCTGCCTGTATCAGTTTATGATTATTCTTTGCAATTTTAAATGCAAGCCCAAAATCATTCATCTCTTTGTTTCCGGCAGCAGTAAGCGCACTCTGGATATTTTTAATTGCTTCGTTTGTAAGTTTCATTATGTTCTTCCTCCTTATACATACTTTGGCTTATATTTCATTGTAACTGTACATTTATCGCTTGAACAGCTGACCATATTCTTGCCAGGCTTCAGAACCGGAAATTCCCACATTTCTGTGTCTGCGAACTTATTTACACCTTCCTGCAGCACTATACAGTCCTCACCATTAATAACAACTTTCTTCCCTGCTTTCAGGTTTTTGATAATGATAGATTCTGTTTCTCCGGAAACTTGGTTATATGCCATTCCGGTAAGTTCCACAGATGCCAGATTTGCCGAGGCGGTGACTTCTACAATACATGGTGTACTGTCATTTCCCTCTACCTCTATGGAATCTGTTGTATTTTTCATAGCAGTTGAGATTTCATTGCCAAATTCATATCCGATAAACTTCAATATCACTTCATGGCATTTACGCTTTATAGATTCTTTCACTGTTATTCTGTCTAGCACGCATTTGAAATGGTTTGTATACCCATCAATTTCCACTTCCAGTTCATCATACATGATTGCCAGTAGATTACTTCTGTTTCGAATGACTTCTTCTTTTCCTTTGCCATACACAGCAACAGAAACTGTTATACTTTTGAAACCTTTCTGACTTTTTTTCATAACAGGTGTTTCAAGTGCAGCCGGCCATTCGCTTTTTGAAGTTACTTCCCTATGTTCTATTTCATATCTCAGCTGTCTTGCTGAAAATCTGTTTATATCAATCCCGTTGACTTTCATCTCATCCTCCGAGTCCTTAAAGCAGTATTGTTGGATATCCTATCGCCCAAAGCATCTACGGCCTGATTCTGATCGATATAAGCCATATACTTCTTTTCAGCAATTATCTGCAGGTATGGCAGATATTCCATCAAAGCGTCTACAGCATCTTCGGAATATGTTCCTGTTCTGCCTCCTGCGGTCGGTTTTCGGAGCATATCTGAATAATCCATGCTTTCTCTGATCATCCCATTTACATCTGCAATTTTGGTCTCGTATCCTATGCCAAATCCCTCCGCTGTGTATGCTCCTAGCTCGGCAAACACTCTTGACGGGCTGTGAATATCCAGTCTGCTTCTGGCTTCATTCACTGCTGCCTGGCACATATTTGCAACAGCATTAATCACGCTGGAACTTCCCGCTGTGATTCCATTTGCAAGGCCAATAGACAAGTTCCATCCTGTGTTATATAAATTTGGTGCATTGTTGGAAATGTCACGGATCTGATTCATAATACCCCTGAGAGAATTTACCGGATACTGCGATGCTGCAGAAATCCCATTTCTTAATCCTATGGCAATATTTCTTCCATATGGTGCATATTTTTCCTGAGCTGTTCCGGTCGCTGACATATTCCGGATTTCCTGGAGTAATTTTCTGATAGCAGCTATTGTATACGGTCTTCCCTTATTGATTCCACTTTGTAATCCTGTTGTAATGTTCTTTCCTATAGCAATGAAACCATCTTTATCAAGAACTTCCTTTGAAGTTTCTATCAATTTGGAAGCCATATCTTTTGCTGCCGCCGTGACTTCTGGACTTCCGGATTCAATGCCTTCTTTCAGTCCTTCCGCTACATATCGTCCCTGCTGTGCAGTTTTCCATGAAGGGGAATGAACGCCGGTTCCTTCTGCTGTTCCCTTTATCAGAGCCTCGCCCAATTCAGTTCCAGCAGCCTCTGCCTCGCCTTCCTTTTCTGTAATGCCCTGCTTGAAACCTTCCCAGGAATTCGTTCCCAGTTCTTTCATGGCCTGTTGTATCTTATCTGTACCACCGGATATGCCTTCTGTGTAAGTCTCAATAGCCGAATCCACTGCTTCTGCTGTGCCTGTTTTAAAATCAAGCGATTCTGCCCACAGCTCATTGGCTTTTTCCAGCTGTCCCGGTGTCATATCAACAAATGCCTGCACATAATTTGCGCCCTGGGGACCAAGTTCTGCCAGATGTTCCAGAAGTCCATCATTGATACCTTTTCGTGCCAGTGTTTCCATATTATCTGCCCAGTTTGTAACTCCATTAATCTGCGACTGCATATTGTCCAGTAATTGCTGCGTGGAAATTTCTGTCCCTGCGCTGTATTCCGCAAACATATCCATCTGATTCTGTATTGAACCAATCATTGTATCGCGCATACTTACATATTTTTCTGCAATTCGGACGGTTGCATCTGATATTATATTTGCAGATTCATCAATTGAAGAGGATGCATCTTCCTGAGCGGATGCCATTTCCTCAGAAGATGCTGTTGTTGTATCAAGCGTTATCCCATACTCTTCTATCTTCTGAGCCGCTACATCTGCCGCCGCTGTGGTGTTGTCTACCTCTTCCTTTGCCTTTTTTTGAGCTTTGGCAGCTTCGTCAAGTGCGTCTCTTGCTTCATCTTCCGTTGCTAGAGCTCTGCTGAGTTTGTACTCGTAACCATCAATAGCAATCCCTGTGGATTCTATGGATTCATTATTTTTCTTAATAACCTCGTCGCTTTTTTGAGCAGCCTCATTATATGCGCTTTCAGCCTTTGCTACATTCATTTCAGCTTCAAAAAGGGCTTTCATGGACTCTTCTTTCGCTTCTATAGCTGCTGACTGAATAATATATGCTTCCTGATTCCCGATCAGCGCAGTTATCTGCTCGTTAGTCAGCTTGATAGAGCCAGATTCCTCGTCCCAGGCATCTGCCAGCTGCGGAATTGATTCTGAAAGGTCCTGCACGATTCGTTTTATCTGGTATTTTTCATATTCCGTTTTTTCTGTAACACCGTTCAGTTCCAGGAGTGTATTTTTGTAACTTTCTAATTTTTGAGCATCGATCTGGGCATTCTTCATGGATATGCTGGAATTTTCCAGCATATCACCCACCTGTTCATTGGATTCCTTAATCTCTTCAATAAATTCCTGCAGAACTGTTTTCTGAGGAGAGATTCTTTTCCCAATTACATCAATTGCGCTTCCTGCTGCATCAATTCCCTTTTTCAGAAGAGGCAGCGCCGCTTCTCCGATCGGATTCAGAATCTCTGTTTCAGCTTTTCGACCAAGGGATTCTAATTTACTTTCCAGTGTATCATAACCAATATCTTTAATATCGTTCATGGTGCCACTTACTTCTTTGTAAGCATCATTAACATCGCCCAGTGAAGTAATCACTGCCATTGCATTATCTTCGCCCAGTGCCGACCATACAGTGCTTGCTGTTGTGAGTGCCTCCTGTTCATTGGTCGCATTCTTCAGATCGCTGATAACTGAATAAAAAACATCTTTCGCGGTTGCTTTTCCCTCTTGCCATTTCTGGAACAGATCGGCAGTACCTTCTGAAAATGACCCCAGATTTTCTCCGATTCTTCCATCTGCCAGAGAGATCGTAAACTCCTTTACAAAGTCATTCACTTTATCAAGGTTGTATGCTCCCGCATCCAGGCCGTTCTGAAGAATTGTAAACATTTCTTCCGCAGAAAATCCCGCCTGAGACCACAACTGACCATATTCGGCAATATTGTCTCCAAGTTCATGCGTCTTATCAAGACCATTCTGAGCACCCTTTGCCATATAGTCATACGCCTGCTTTGACGTCAGACCAAATTTCTTCATGAGAGTGTCGATTCCCCGAACGCTCTCCTGCATATCCATATCAAATATATCTTCCAGTGCAATTGCATTTTCTGTAAGTTCTTTCAGATTAGATGGGTCGATCTCGCCAGTAATCTGTTTGATCTGTGCCATCGCATCGGCTACACTTTCAATATTTTCGCCGTAGTCATCACTGTAAAGATCTTTGATTGCATCTTGATATTTTCCCATGCTCTCAGTTGAGATGCCGGCAGCAGCCTGGAACTTTTTCATCGATTTTTCGGCAGACGATGCGAATTCCACACTTTCCTTCGCTGTCTTGGCAAGAGCAGCACCCAGGGCAGCTAAGCCAACGGTTGTTGGAGTTATTCTGCTGGTCACTTCCAAAAAAACATTTGTGAGTCCCTGTGCACCTTCTGATACATTATCGGTATTTTCCTGTATCTCGTCCAGGCTGTCTGCATAGTCTTCCGCACTACCGGAAGCATTTTCCATAGCCCTGGCATTTTCATTTAATGCATTATTCGCTTTGGCTGTTTCTGTTTTCGCTTTTACAAGATTTGTTTCCCATGTCTGAACCCTGTCAGCTGCTGTTTTATAGTTTTTCTCACTCTTTTCAAGTGCTGCTGTCAGTTCAGCAACCGTTTTTCTCTGCTGCTCTGTTTCTTCTTCTGAAGAATCTGTTGCTTCTTCCATCTCCTGAAGTTTTTTCGTAGCCTGCTGCAGTTCGTCTCTGAGATCCTGTAATTTTTCGCCCATTTTTGCATAAGATTCTCTTGAGTGCTGAAGCCCTTTTTCAACTTCTTCCTCTTTCTTCTTATGAGCTTCGAGAATCCTTGTAAGAACTTCATGTCGGTTTCCAAGTGATTCCAGGTCATCTTCCTGTCCTTCACTTTGTGCCCTGACAAGTTCCATTTCTGCTTTCAATTGTGCAAGTGTCCGATTACAATTTGTAACTGACTGTTTAAAGCTCCGTTCACCATCAAGCGCAATGATGGCGCCAATTTTTTTACTGCTCATATGAAACTCTCCTTAATCCACGCAGAAATGGTTTACAAATCATCCAGTGATACCACCTTCTTTTTCTCAAAGACAGCTTTTCTCATAGTCGCATTATGGTAAAATACGAATTGTTTAAACAGTTCATTCCATTTTCCATAATACATATGAGCAACCTCCTGTTCTCTGTACCCAAGTTTCATCCCCACGAAGAGTATCCATGAAAAATCTATTTCTGTGGATGTTCCTTCTTCGCTGTTATCTTCGTGGGATTCTCTTTTTTTGTCCGAAAACAGTTCATAAATTCTCTGTGAAGTTCTGTTGCAATATCAAAAATTTTGGTATCTACTTTTCGTGCCAGTCCATCTCGTGTCAGTTCCTTGGGCTTTCCCCCTCGTTTTTCTGCTTCTATCGTCTCGCCTTCCTGGCAAAACCAAAACAGCGCATCGCATACTGCTTCGGGATCCGGATAACGTACTTTTATTCCGCCTTCTTCATCTGATTTTTCAAAAACAATTATTTTATCTTCAAATGCACTTACATCCCCATACTTGTCCTGAATTTTTTCCAGAACAAGTAATGAACACTTGATTGCATACGATTCTCCTGAAAGAGAAATCCTGTTCGGTTCATTGTTCAGCATCTCATCCTCCCCTCAGGCTCCAGCAGTAAAAAATGCATCTGCTGCTTCCTGCGCTTCAGATTCTGTTGCAAATTTCTTTACTTTCTTCCAGACTTTTTCATTTGCCATAGCACGACCGCTGATGGAAGGTGTCTTATATTCAATGTTATCTCCTTTTGTTGCAAATTCATCCGATGGTTCGGAAAATTTTACCTTTGGCAGAAAATTCGCACAGTATTTTTTTACGCCATTCACCTTTTCAACAGTGATCCACGCCGCTCCAACATATGCAGCTTCATCTTCCGATCCATACACAATCTCATTTTTTTCTTTATTCACCGTATGACCAAACATCTGCTCATCTGCTTCAATAGGTATGGTTGATGTATTCAGTGTAACATCTGCATACCGAAATTCTTTATCATACTCGGCAAGCTCATCGTCCCCGTAAAGACTCCCTTCTGCATAAGATGGGGTGATGTTCAGTCCAATTGCTTTTCCAAGATATACTGGTTCACCATATGTATTGCCCGTCAGTTTTGCAATTTTAATTTTTCTTAAGCCTAAATATGCCATTTTTATTCCTCACTTTCTTCGATATAGCACGAAAAGATCAGGTGAAAATACTTTGTATCTTTTTCGTATTCTGTGTTGATATCCGTCATCGTAAATCCCGCGGTTCTCAGAAGCTTCCTGATTTCTTTACGCTTTGAAATATAATTTTTCTTCGTAAAAAAATGAATCTGCATATAATGCGTCCATTCCAGGTCTTCATCATCCCCATAAAGTTCCGGGCTTTCTAATTCAGGGTTATACACAATATATTCCTCCGGCGGATGTGCGTCCGGGCAGACCACCGGCCAGATATTTTTACAAGCGTTAAATAACGCCTCTTCTATTTTGGTATTGACACTCATTTTGTCACATCCTCAAATGTTTTCTGCATAATCTCCAGACATTTTTTCTCAGATTTTCTGACAGCCTTTTTCAGAATCGGTTTTGCTGGCTGTTTACTGGTTCCATATTCTCTATATGCCATTTTTTCCCCGTTTCTGACGCCCTTTCTGTCTCTGCTAGTCGGACGTACCGCCGCAAAACATCCATACCCATTTATTTTGGCACCTGTTGCCTGTATGGAATCTGCCAGATCTCCAGAAGAATCTGAAGATGTTGTTGCTTTTATCATCTCTTTTACTGTCTCAACCAGAATTGGCGATGCTGTATCTACTACCTTTGCTGCAATATCATCGGGATCATCATATTTTTTCAGTTCGTCTTCAAGCAAATCAAATCCTGTCATCTTCAACGACATACTTCCTCCTAACTGCAGACAATCTCTATCATAGATCTGCCTGTCTTATATGTTCTTACAATCTCATATTCAGCTTCGTCTACAATCACTTTTTCTGCATATGCCGGTCGGCCATTGTTCTGATGTCTTGTATTCTCCCAGTCTTCCTGTCTGGCAGTAAAAACTGCTGTTAAGGCAATTCCGGTTCTAAGTGCTTCATAACTTTCAGCCCGCTTTATTGATTTTTCTGTCAGAATTGCCGGAACGCTATGTCTCTCTGTTGCAGGGAATCCATCTGAATCCTTTTTTTCTTCTTCCCATATCAGTTCACCCTCATATTCCATTTACTTCTCCTTATATTCACCGCTGAGAGCCATAGAGTCTCTGAGACTTTGAAATGCATAAAGAAATTTTTCGCTGTCATCATCGTATCCATAATTTGCCTTTACATAAAGCTTTACAGCCTGTTTATACAGGGGATCTGTTAGTTTCCCCTGTATTCCGGCAATTTTCAGTTCGTTCTGGCAGGCCCTTACCAAATCTTCCAGTTCTTCATCTGCAGTGCTGGATTTGATTCTGAGCATTTTTTTCAGCCATTCAACCAGTTCTTCCATTTACATTCTCCCGTTATGCTGCTTTCTTCGTCAAAGTTACCAGCGAATTCGAATCAATCACTTTTCCATCGCAGATCATGACTGCCTTTGTAACCTGATCTTCTGTATCATCATCCTCATAATTTTTGATCCGCATTGCATAATTGGTGTTGAACATATAATCACTCCAGTTAAAAAGGAACGCTACCACTGTGTCAGCTTTGATCTCAGCACCCAGCGACGGCATATAATCATTGCATACTACTTTTCTTCCCAGAAGTGTTCTCTCGGGTTTTCCGTCCACGCCATAATTAATTCTGGCGATCGGCTGTCCATTCGCATCGGTCATTCCAATAAACTGCATGAAAGTTTTCTTAGTCATATTCCATACAGCACCATTTTCATAAGCCAGTGGCAGGGCTGCCTCCATATCTGTCAACGTTTTATATTCCACATTTTCTGTTTTTGCAATGTCTACATTCTGTCCCTCAACGACAGTTTCTTCCAGTACGCCTTTTGGCTGACCTGAACCTGTACCATTAATAAAAGCCTGTTCCTGTGCTTTTACCATAGCTTCAGAAACGCTGTTCACGAACATAGTTTCAAAGAACTGAAGGCTCATTGTTACCGTTTCCAGTGTCATTGCAATCGCACATCTCAGTTTAAATCCTTTGATATCAATATGCCCCAGTGTCTTTTTCTGTTTATCAGACGTTCCCCCTTCTGCAACCCAGGTAGCAACCGGTTTTACTGAAGATGTAGGAATAGTTGCTCCTGCTGCAAACGCGGTTTTTGTCACCAATGGCAGAATCACGCCGATTGTCTCCATTTTCTCAACAATTCTGTTGATTACGGTCGGAGAAATAACTGCACCGACATCAGAAGTCTTGGTCACTGCTGACTGATTAAATTTCTCCGGAATTGCTTTTCCGGAAACCACATAATTCATAAATGCGACCCTGTATTCTACAGAATCATACATATTTTCAGGTTCTTCCCCTTTCCCGGCAAAATTCATCATTTCTCCGGTATTTGCAAAAACATTCGCCGGATTCGGATCACTGTTCATTGCTCTCAGATTTGCCTGAGCCTGTGCGATAGCTTCCCATTTTTCGTCCAGCTCTTTGATTTCTTCCATTTTGGCATTTGCCTCATCTACTTTTCCTTCATTGATAAAATTCTGAGCCGCCATAAACAGTTCGTTTCTCATTTTTTCATACTGTTTTTTATTCATCGTTCTTTCCCTCTCAGTCTTAAAAGATTCAATTTTGCCCGGGCCAGTTCTGTTTTTTTATCATCTTTTACCCGCATCATTCTTTTTACACGTTCCATTTTTTCTTTTTCCGGCAAACAAAAAAGAGACCCTGCCACAACCGGTTCAGTTTCCTCTTCTTCAAACATTATTTCATCTACCATGCCTCTCTCTTTTGCCTGCGTGGCAGTCAGCCAGGTTTCATGTTCCATCATGTCCAGAGCTTCTTCTTCCGTCATGCCGGTCTTGGCCATATATGCTGTACACAATGCCCGATCTGCGGTCCGAAGAACTTCTGCCGCATGTTCCATATCTGTATGATTTCCTCTGGCACCTGAAGATACACAATGAACCATCATCAGGGCCGTTGGTGCCATTACACAATGCCCGGCCATAGCCACGATCGAAGCTGCACTACAGGCTTCTCCGGTTATGTAGATAGTAACATTTTTCTGATTTCTGAGAAGTGTATAGATTTCTGATCCTACATCGATCACGCCCCCTGGCGAATTGATGTACACTTCTACTTCATCACCATCGATCAGTGCATCAATTACCTGCTGCACATCTCTTGGACAGGTAGAATCTTCTCCAAAATAATCATAATAAAATTTATAATCGTTTGGAATCATCGGTCCTCTGATATCAACTCTGTACTTCATCTTCTCCTTTACCTCCTGTTCTCAGTAGTTCCAGCATAACTGCAGTCATCTGCATACAGTTTTCAGAATTTACTTTTCCAAGCATATTTTCCAGCAAATCAACAACCTGCGTATCCAGTCGCCTGATCGGCTGATCCCCGCCCTCAATCGGTGCCAGGTTCATAGTTTCCCTCCATTCATTTGGAGTCATTGCCCCACGGTCAACCATTGCCTGAAATGCCAGCTTTGTAGTAAGACTGGCACATTGGAGATTATTTGCTTCAAAAACAATACGATTCCCACACCCTCTTTCCCTTCTTGAGAAAAGTGCCACCGTATATGTCTGATAAAGCTGCACAACCACGGGTTCAATCTCAGCTTCATAATAGGCTGTCCACTCATCTTCCGTATAATCTGACTGAACAATTTTTCTGTTTGTTCCAAAAAAAGAATATATACGATCAATGATTTTCTCTGACTGCAGAGCATTCGGAACATAATCTTTGGGTTCGATTCTCTGTACATCAGCTTTTGCATCAACGCCTGCTGCTCCAAATGTGGTGCTTTCTACGCTCAGATAGTTATCCACAAAATTCTGCACATATCGTTTAATATCCTCATCCCTCATAGACTGCTTAAACGAAATCAGCCAACGGATCACACTGCTGTTTTTGATTGCTTTCACAATTCCCTGATCTATCGTGCCGATCAGTGTCATTAATCCGGAGAGTACCGGTGCTGGAGAAGTTCCAAAGATATCATTTTCGTTATAATCCTGTTTCAAATGGATTACATCTGAATATCGAAAAATCCCCATTTTTCCACTCGTATACAAAAATTTAAGGAATAATTCTCCATCATCATTGTATTTTGCTTCAACACTCACACAGGGAACAGGATATAACTGTAAAGGTTTTCCGTTTTCATCTCTCACAACCAGAATAAACGCATTATTGTTCAGACACAGCTGATTTGCGACCTTTTCCTGCAACTGCTGCCCCGTCATATATGGATTGGGTTCTGATAAAATGAACCGGATATTTGCATCTGGATTTACTTTGATCCCCCCTGTCTTGGGATCATCCCGGATATGTTTTCCAATCAGCTTTCCTATAGCTTTTACTTTCGGTCGGATGCAGGCTCTTACTATATCACTCTCATACAGTTTCCCGTCCCACGAAAAAAAAGACTCTCCGCGAAGAGTGACCATTTTCAGTGTCTGCCCGGCAGATGGCTTATCTGCCCTTTCATTTGTTGGTTCTCTTTTCCAGAATTTTTTCATTATGCCTCCTATATCAGACTGAGATAATCATTCATTTTTTCTTCATATACAACATAAGCATCCAATAAAGCAGCAGTACCATCAATTCTCCGTCTCTGGTTGCTGGTTTTGATAGGCTGTATATTGTCGTTTTTATCTACATCCACTGCAGTATTACACAGACACCATCTGTCTACAGGATTATTGTTATAGTTGATCAGATTACTCTGTAGTTTTGCTTTCATGTTCTTCATTGGACTTGACAGTGTCTTCTTTCCCTGAATAACTGAAATCATGGACATCTCTCCGAATTCCATTTTCATTTCTTCTACCCAGTATTTTGCAGACCAGGCATCGTATCCCACCCAGGAAATACAGATGTCATACTTTTCCTGCACTTCCCGGAACCACTCTGTAACGTATTTAGGATGATTGCTGTTTCCTGGACACGTTCTGACATAACCCTTTTCTATCCAGATGTCATACGGGATTTTATCTTCTGTAATTCTTTTTTCCACCAGTTCTTCTGGAATCCAATACATAGAAAGTACATAGATATTCGGATCATCCGGCACCTGAAAGATTACTTTTGCCGCTGTAAGGTCTGTAGTTGAAGACAGGTCGGTTCCACCAATGCCATACCGTGGCTTCAAAGCCAAAATATCAAAAACATTCGGATTATTTGCCTCTTCAAATGTCAGCCATGCCTCTGATGTTGTTTCCGGAATATTAAAATCTTTACATAAAAGGTTCTTCACTAATGAGGAATTTAAAATTGCCTTCTGCACCTTTGCCCGTAACTGATCAATTCTCTTAATAGTTCCAAGTCCCGGATTAGCTTTGACCCATGTTTCTTCTTTTGTCCATTCTTTTCTGGAGTCCAGTTCGTATATAACCGGAAGAAAATGCTCATCTTTATAACCCTCCGGATCATCAAATCCATTGATCAGATTCTGTGCCTCATCATATTTACGGTCAAAAACGTGTTCTCTTGCTGTTCCGGCCGTAGTGGTGATAAAGATCAAGGGTTCCTCTCTGGCTGTAGTTCCATCAACTACAACATCATACAGATTGTCATCTGTCCAGGCATGTATTTCATCCATCGTAGCACAATGTACATTCAAACCATCCAGAGAATCAGAATCCCTACCGAGCGGTTTAAAAAAAGAATCATTAAACTCTGCATTGATTTCAGCTACCAGAGGCTTCGTCCGCCGCAAGAGAACCGGACTTTTTTTAATCATGCGTTTTGCTTCCAGCCATATGATCTTCGCCTGATCTTTTTTGGTAGCTACTGCATAAACCTCCGCCCCTGGTTCTTCATCTGCCAGCTGCATATACAATCCAATAGCCGCTGACAATGTGGACTTTCCATTCTTACGTGCCACCATCAGCATAACTTCCCGGTATTTTCGCAGTCTGGAAATCTTATGGATGATTCCAAATGTAGCCGCTACAAGTGCTTTCTGCCACAATTCCAGGATAAAAGGTTTCCCTCCCAGCTTCCCTTTGCTGTGTTTGCAGTAATTTTCAACAAATTCTATCGCATGGTTGGCTCTGGCCGGACAGTATTCCCATTCACTTTGCGGATCGTCCAGAAAGCGGATAATCTCCCGGTACATTCGGTACACTTTCCAGCTGGAATTGACAGCTCCATTTACTTCCAGTCCCTGCCGGATTTTGATTTTCTCTTCCAGTTCCTCTTTTCTGCGTACCAAAAAAGCAGAGCTGACATTTTCTTTCCTCTCTGCTTCTGCAATCTCATCTTCTATTTTTTCAATCTCTGCAAAAAGTGGCTTGTACTTTATAGCCTCCCAGTATTCCCGGATCGGATTATAATCGTCAGAATAAATAATTTTTCTGACTACTTTTCTGGCAGTGTTCATCCATCTCTTCCCCTTAGAAAGTCCTCAAAGCCATCATCTGCTTTTAATGGCTTTTCTGTTTTCGGAAGACAGTCTGTCAGAATCTTCATGGCCTGGGTCTGCTTCTGGCTCATCTGAAGATACAACTGTGCGGCAGGACTCTGTTTGGTTCCATACTGATTTTCACCATTCTTATATGTGACTTCAGTTCCTTTTCGGAGGATTTCTTCACGAAGATCTCGCATTGTAACTGTCATAAATGCAACATCTTCAATTGTTGCATTTACCAGCTTTTTCTTATTTCCATCAATCTTGGAAAACAATCTCTTAAGTCTGTTTTCTTCTTTCTTAATGTCTTTTTTTCTCTCCAAATATTCCGAAATACTGTCATATTCAGCCTCTCTCTTGGCTGCTTCTTCCTCAAAATCACCGTAGTCTATCATTCGGTACCACACCCCCTTCATGATGACCTGTATGTTTTTTTAACCTAGGCAGGCGGTTGCGCCCGCGCAATTCTGCAAATTATTTCAGGGGGGACACATCCCCATCTGGCGTAAATACATATTCGCACAGATCATCTGGAAGTTTTTTCTTCCCATCCTTTCTGTGTTCTTCTTCTTTGTTGTGACAGATCAGGCAATCGTATTTCAGATTACTGTAAGACAGTGTAACGTCTGGGTTATTAATATTTGATGCTGTCAGCATTTTCTTGTGATGTACAATATACCCTGGTCTCTCATGGCACGTCTCACACATACCACCATCCACAGCCATTCTGTGCTGGATATATGCAACCCGGCATTTCCTCCATGCTGTACTATCATAAAACTTTCTGGCAAATTCCTGTGCCATATCAAATCAGTCCTTTCCGTTATTTTTAATGTCCAGTTCGAACACCTACAAAAGATTCGAAAAAAGCACCCGGATTTACTCCGAGTGCTCCTTGTTGGTTCTGTCTGCAAATTCTTTCATCATCTTCATTAACTGTCCTGCCTGGCTGACACCTGCCTTCTCGCAGGCATCAGCGTACAACTCAACAACTTCTTTCTTTAGCTTGTAACTCTTTGAAATCCAACCAACCTTGTCTTGGTATTTCTTGGATGCTACAGTCTGTGGTTTCGGATTACCTGTTGGCATTGTTATCCCTCCATTTCTGTATGAGATAATATGCCAGTTTCGCCAAGCCGATCGCTATAAAGAATATTCCCAGTTTCCACAGCATACTTTACACAGATGAGTTCTTGTGTTATATTTTGTTTAAGAGAAGGGCTTTCGCCCCTCTCCGCTAATTTAATAGCTTATCGAGAATCAGTAAGATGATTCCGATAGTCAAGTCCGTTATCGCTCCGAGTAGCCAGCTCTTCCAGTCGATATCGGACTTTTTCTTTTCCGGATGTTTCCGGTTTCTATTACTCATCTGTTTCTCACCTCCTGTATATAATATATCATATGGTGTACCATATGTCAAGTGTTTTATACATAACAAGAAGGAGTTTTTCAAATACATTAAAGGCACCTCGACTGCTGCCGAGATGCCTCGCGGGAAGGATTGCATTGAAATGTATGTGGGTATTCTACCCCATCGGAGCCGCCGGCTTTTATGCCTTTGGCTACATTCTCATCATACAACGAATTAACCGAATAATCCGAACTATTTTCACTTTATCCCCTGATTTTTTAAATACTTGTCTCGAATCATCAATCTTGGATAATCCTCATTGTGCGGCATGCCAATCTGCTTTGCAATCGCCTTCCAGGTCATCCCCTGCTTGTAGAACATCCGGAAGACGCATCTGGTCTGGCCATCCTTGATATCGTCTATCCACTGGTCCATAGCTTTAACCTTCTCTTTTTTGTGTTCCAGAGTCTTTCTCCGGCGATCATATTTCTTCTGATCAAATCCGACAACGCTCTGCGGTCTAGGATAGCCGGTTCTGCCGTCCAATATAACACTATTTCCTAACCCAGTATCTGTGTTCTTCATCATCTGAAGTTCCAACTCAAGTACCGATATTTCCTGTTTTAATTTCCGGTAATGATCCAGCATTTTTTTAGTAATCTTAATTTTACTCACTGACGTCCTCCTTTTTTGTATTTTGCTTCTTTTTCTAAACTCAACTAAGCTTTTCGCTTCCATTTTTTATGCTTTCTAATACAATATCCATTGCTTTATTTAATTCCATCTTATTATCTTCTGCGATTTTTTCTGAAACTCCTCTAAAAATGATTGTTAACAATGTTAATAGCTCTAGACTACTCCCTTTAGTAAACACTTTTCCTTTCTTTCCAAATGTAATGCTGAAAATAAACCTCATTTTTATTTCTCCTTTTATTTATTGCTATTTCTTGATTTTCTGATAAAATATAAAAAAACGAAAGGTTGTGATTTTATGCCAGAAGGATTGGATAAACTCGCCGGTGGTATTGGAAAAGCTGTTGAAACAGTTCCTGATCTTTACGATGATGCATTAAAACCAATCACGCAAGAATCTGGAAAAACTTTAGCTTTAATTCCCCGTGCCATAAATGCTGCATTATCCCCGTTGCGTCAGTGGATAGCCCAACGAGAGTACAATGTCGCTGAAACTGAAAAATTATTAGCCCAAAAATTAGAAAACATAGACCCTGAAAAAATTGTATCTCCCGAAGCTTATGTAGCTGTGCCTGCTCTTCAAGCTATTTCATATTCAATGAATAGCGATGAATTAAGAGAACTATATGCAAACTTACTTGCAAAATCCATGTGCACAGATACTAAAAATTCAGTGCATCCTTCTTTTGTTGAAATTATCAAACAGATGTCTCCTTTAGACGCAGTTGTTTTTAAAATTGTCCTTAACGCTAATTTGCGACCTTTAATTGATATGAAAATAGGTTACTCGCAAGATGAAGGCGGTGGTTCTAAAATTGTTTTTAGAAATGTATCTTGGATAACAAATTATCCCTATAAACAACTTATCGTTTCATTTGATAACTTAGAACGATTAAATTTAATTGATATATCTGATTCCTTTTATACGCATTCAGAACATTATCAATTAATCACCACTACATCTTTTTACAATGACAATAAACATTTAATTGAAAATTCTCTTGATCCTAAACAGTCTTATCGTGAAGATCAAAAAATAATGCAACTCACTGATCTCGGTATCTTATTTGGCAATATATGTATTTAATAATTTTTTAGGGGCCTTCTTTGTTGAAGGCCTATTCTTTTTTACACCTCTTTCCATGACTACATCCGTCATATAAGCCTAATTTCGTGCTGTCAATTCCCCTGATATTTCCAGATGGTAATTTACAGGCATGTACACATTCTGCACACAGAACTACATTTCTGTACTTTTGCGTAAGACGATAGATTTCTGAGCTTGCACTTTCATTTTCGCTCAATACTCTGGATAAATGTAATTTCAGATTGCACTTATCGTTACAATATGCTTCCAGTTTCTCCTGATCAAACATTTTTTCCGGCATCGGGCAGATGTGATCACATACATATTCTGCCATTTTAACTATTTCTTTGTTCATCTCGTTCTCCTTTTTCTACATTTTTCATCCATATCCAAAAGCTTGCCATGCATTCAGGGCATAAGTCCGCTGCCTTATGTGAATAGCATTTTCTCTGATAATCGATATTTAATGTCCGAATTCCATTAGTGTTTTTACTATCGTTCTCTGTATTGTATTCCTCATATAACTTTCCGCATCTGTCACATTTCTTTGCACACGCCATATTCTTTCACCTCTTTATATAGTATAAGCGGACACCATCACAGTTTACTGAAAGGATCCTCAATAATTCTCCCCTTGGCTTTGCATACAGTACATGCAAGTATGATACCTCCCAGCCATAAACAGCATTCGCAATTCACCGGGGTATCCAGGATTAACATTGACTGGTTCATTCCTTCCTCTTGTTCCATGTTTCTACAGCACTCTTCGGATCTCTGTCAAGTCTTGTCTTAATTCCGTGAGGTCCGAACTTTCGGCAATCATGATATACAAACCATCCTACGTACCCCGTATCAGGACATTCATTTTTGATCAGGCTTGCTTTGCCGCCACAAAACGGGCAAGGTTTTAATTTCTCCATTTTTTTTCATCCTCATTTTCTCATATAATTCAAAATATTCTTCCAATGAATGTCCGTGACATCTACTCCAAGTTCTCTGGCCATAATAATTTCTATCTTTCTCCGGTCTGCTTTCATACCTTCTCCTTAATCATCAAGATAATTTCTTCCAAATATCTTCATAAATTCTTCTCTACTGTGTGTTTCCTCAAATGTTCTCTGTGCGGTTCGCTCCAGAAGCCTTCTGGTATCCCGGCATCTGTGAACTGCCAATTTGCCTGCCGTATGATGCTCTAAGCAAAGATGTACTTTTAATCCAGTTTCTTCTGAATGATCCCGGTTTGACCCACCGAATATATGATGTTCCTGTGTTTTTTTCGCTCCATTATCTTCATTTAACAGCATGCACAAATAACATCTTCCGTCTTTTCTCTGGATGATACTTGGCTTGTGTTTCTTTCTTCTTTGTTTTTTTCCAATCTGCATCTCTTTTGTATACCTCATGGTGGCTCCTTTCCGAAAGGTGCATGCAGCACCTCCCTTTTGTATTGTGTGATATATGTGATTTTAGATAGTGCCCGTTACTTTGATTGAAAGAATACAATATCCATCTTCCAAACCGGTATAATCATTCAGGATATATATAATCTCCGTCTGGATCGTCCGGCCGGTATGTCTGCCTTCTTTGAACTCCATCAGATCCAGGCTGTCACCGATATGAAAATGATCATCTTTGCAGAACCAGAAGCTCATGTTCCCGGTCAAAATGTCATCGTAGTAGGAAGATGCCATTCTGAGCTGTTTTGTCTTCCTGGTTTCATCGGAAGGAAGATGCTGCATTTTTTCTTCGTCTTCCTGCTCCTGGAGTTTCTTTTTGCTTTCGCGGTCCAGTCGTGCCTGTCGGTCATTGTATTTCTGTTCTTCTGTCCGTTGCGCCGGCGCAACTTTTGGTTCTGGCATATATTCCGGATGATTCTGGATATTATCCTGTCCTGGGATCTGGTCATCCTGTCCCGAAATATCATCCTCCTGTCTCACATTTGGCTGTGCCTGTTCCGGAATTTCCATATTCTGTCCCGGAACCATTGCGGTATCTTCGCCGCTATGGTCAGCTTCCCCCAATGTTTTGCTGGGTTCAGCATTACGTTCGCCAAAATAGTTATCCCAGGTTCCCTCCCCTGCTGCCGCGGCATCAAAGATCTGCTTTGTATGATCAGCAAATTCCTGATAAGTCATTTTGGTTGGAGCTTCGCCGAAGATCTTGACCATGATCCCCTGCTCCAGAGTGTAAAACATCAGAAATACGGTTCCTTTACGGTAACTCCTGCTGCCAGACGGGCAGATCTCTTCTGCGAGATCTTTCACGCTGAGGTTCTTTCCGTAAAAATCGTTCAGGATCTCTTTATTTTCCCGGAAGAATTCCTGAATAGCAGCTTTCAGCTTTTCTTCCGGAGTCTTTGCTTCTTTCCAGCTCCAAAGGTTTTCCGGATTGGAATCATTCTCCCTGTTGAAACGCTTTAACTCACGGAAATCTTCTTTATTTCCCTCCGGGTGAAGCATTGCATAGTCTTCTTCCGGGATCTGGAGCATTTCTGTCAGCTGAGACTGGTTGAAGTCTTTATATTCGTCCCTGAGTTCTGGTGTGTCGCCCGGAACTGAGTATTTTTCATAAATCTTCTTGAAGCGGCTCGTTCCACTTTTATTCATCCCATATTCAGCCTGGGCGAACTCATAAATCGTACTATAGCCGTCATTTTTATAGGCTCCGGATTTATCAATTCTGGTCAGAAGCCAGCCGATCCGGACAAAACTCTTTACGATTGTTCCGAGATTATTTTTAATATCGTTCTTGCACTGGATATAATCATCCAGAGTTAACTGTGTATATTCCATAGGATTCTCCTTTTATTCAGACTGCCTGTGCCAGCACCCTCTGTTCCTCCTTCAGATACTTCAAGTAATTGTCCAGCCATTTCTGCATATTCTTTTGATCCGGTTTCCTGTCTTTGTCTCCGTACCATTGCCTGATAGAAGCCTTTTCACCTTCAATCTCCACCGTGATATACGGTCTTTCCGGCATATCCTTGAACCGGAGCATCAATATATAACTTTCGCCATTGTTGTGTTTTCTCAGATAACTGTTTCCACCGACACAATGATGTAATATCCTTCCTTCTTCTACAATCTCGCCTGCCGATCTAGCCGGACGGATAAGATACTCGTCATCCTCAAAGTAATATTTTTCTCTGAGTTTTTTGTAGTTCTGCTGTATATTCGGATATTTCCGTTTTACTTCTTCCATCCGTTTATCCAACTTTTCCTTGTTGATCAGATATACCATTTCATCATGTGCAGCTCTCAAATCTCTTGGGTACTGATATACCGTATTGTTCAGATCATAGCCCTGATCCAGACGCATGCTGAGATAGTCCATATAAGTGTCGGCTGTGCTTTTTAATCTTCCTTCCGCTCCAGAGCATCCGGTTCCAAACTGGCATCCTGCGTATTTTTCGATATGATTTAGGAATTTTTGCAATCCCATATACTTTGTTACCATTGCGATCTGGCCAGCTTCCATCTGTATTTCACTCATCCTCTTAATCTGGGATTCTGTCCATATCTGGTTAAGCCTTTTTTCTGCCTGCATGACTTTCAGCATCCGGATGTCTCCTTTTTTGGCAATCAACTGCTTTACCCGTTCTTTTCGAATTCCCAGGAATTTATCCGGGCATTTTGCGTACTGATCCGCAACGATGCCATACCTGCAGCCGACAAGCTCTTTCACAACTTCTGTCAGTCCCATTTTGGTCAGCATCTCAATTTGCGGAGTTTGCTGATAGCGTTCCAGGTAGTCGATCGGATTCATTTCTCCAACTGCTGCCGTATATTCTTTCAGTGCACTGTATTGAAAAATTGTTCCTTCCATCTCCTGATAAGTTTCTTTCAGGATCGGGGCTTCCCCGATCGTAATATTGGCATTTCCGTACAGATTGCAGTCATCCCAGAAGTCTTTCCCGTCATACCAGTTATGCTTGTGATAATCGATCTGGAGCTTCTTACCTGGCTCAAAATATGCCCTGGCAATCTCCACGCCTGACAGTTCTTCGCTGGAATTGAACATTTCCGTACCATTCTTTCCGCTGATCAGCCCTAACCGCCACTCTTTTGTTACTTCCATGTAGCGCAGGACCATTCCACGCTCTTTGTACTTCTGACCAATGAACAGGCGTATGTTCTTACTGTGATATCCTTTTACCTTGCCCTGACATTTATATTCGCCATGCACTCCACACAGCGGGCAGTTCCCTGTCTGCCCCTCTCTGGGTTCTTCTATAGAACACTGGAACTGGCTCTCAAAAGAAACTCCCTCTTTCCACCTGGCAGTTGTCACCCCGCCGCATTTACTGCAGGCTATCTGCGCAAAACATCCTCGTTTTTTGTAGTACAGGTAATGCGCATGATGGAAATAGAGACTGTCTGCTGTTTCCAGGATTCTCTCTTCCGGTAGTTCTTTTGTGTGGCTGATCCTGTCATTGAGGGCATTCTGGCGGCGTTCGTATCTTCTATCTTCCGCTTTGCGTCTGGCAGTGATCGATATGTTCTGCTCATAGCGGTATATGTACTTCCACCATTTATGATTGTCCCAGACCTCCACGCCTTTGCAGAATTTTTTGATCCTCTCCAGATCTTCCGGGCTCTGAAGGATGTTCTGCTTCTCCAGTTCTTTCTGCGTACATCCACGTTCGCCCGGTGTATTCCAGATAAAGTATGCATCATAATATTCATCTGACATGATCTGCCGCCTGTTCCATTCTCCGGTCTCTGGAATATAGGTGCCAAATTCTTTCTTGTTCAGGACAACCCGTACCACCGGTTCTGTCTGTTTCTTTGCGTTGCGGTATACTTCCAGAAAAAGGTGCTTTTCGTGTCCTACGATTCTGATCGCCGTTATGCCGATATACTTTACGGATTTCGGTCTGATGTTTTTCTTCAGTCCAATGTATGGAATTCTCTCAATTGCTTTCTTTTTCATTTCGTGCCTCCAAGATAGTAGTCTTTGATCATCTTTTTGGCTTCTGCCATGCCTGGGATGCCAAAGTCCACTCTACTCGCATTAATCTTGGCTTCTTTGACAATTTCTTTAGGCACAGCCGTTCTGTTCTCAAACGAATATTTCAAGAGTACTGCCATACATCCTTTCAGGCTTTTCCCTTTCTTGCGGACCTGATGAACAATCATCTCATTCTCCATGCAAAGCCCTTTGATGTATTCCACCCAGTCCTGCATAAGTCCTGTTAATTTCAGATCTGCTGCCTCAACTTCCAGTTTTCCAACGGCAGCAGTCAGCGCATCACAGAGATTCGGAATGTCACCTTCCAGATACAAATCCACGAAATCCTCCGGGATTCCATTCTCCTTTGCCATTTCATGCAGACTCTCGATGTCGCCCTCATTAACCAGATTCTCTGCAAGCTCATTGATTTCCTTGTAACTGCTCATTTCTCCAAATTTGTCATACATTTCTTTTTTCTCCTCTCGCATTCGAAATTTCTTTTCCGATTCAACTGGTGACAATTTGTCACCGTTTCATTTATCCCTCTTCAGCCTTGCTCAATAACTTTTTCTCGTAAACCTCAAAGTCATACTCTCTCTGCTGAAAGTTATTGAACCGGTTCTTGCCGTTCTTTGCTTCTGTCTTCTTACTGCGTCCCTTTTTCAGCGGATAGAAGGTCTTCCAGCCGCTCATCGTAGATTTCTTTACGATGGTGATCAGCTCCTCTGGATTGTCGGACATGGAACTCAACTCTTCCTTCAACAACTGTATCTGCTCCTCTGTCAGATGATCACCATTATCCTGTCTCACCTTCAGGAACAACAGGAATACTTCGTTCAAAGAAGGATCCGCAAAGTATGTTCCCGGCGGAGCCGTATCTATATACTCTCCTTTCCTTTCTTTTCCTTTTGTGTTATTTTTCCTGGAATTATCATCATTTTTCCTGGAATTATCGGATTTATTCTCGGAATTATTTAAAGAAGGGTGCACTTTAATAAAGGTTTCCGTTTCTTCTTCCGGAAGGAGCCAAAACCTTTCCACTGTGATCGGAGTTTTTAATGCTCTGGCTTTTACCATCGCCTGATATCTCCGCTGTATTCCGGCAGAGGTCAAGACCTTGTCCGACTGGAAAAGTGTGTTGTCAAACAGTGACCGTTCCAATAAGAAGTTCAAGACCTGCTTCACCTTGTTGCTGTCCATGTTCAGATCATCTGATACGATGAACTCAAAGTCTTCATCGATCTTTAAATAATAGCCTGCCTTATATATCTCACACAGAAGATATATGTACAGGGTGATCCCATCAGCTCCGTACCGGGCCTTCAGGATCTTTATCTTTCTATCCGAGAAAAAATCTACATCCAGGCGAAAAAAGAAATTCCCTTCCTGTCTTCGCCTTGCCATATCTGGTTATACCTCCAGTTCTTCCATGCAGATCTCTAATCTTGGTTTCTCGCTGTACTGCTTTCTTATCTGTAATTCCACTATCTGGGTATCATCCCGGTACGCAACACTGTTGAGTGCATCCAGGACCGCCTTTGCAATGTTGTCAATATCCGGTTTCTTCGCCGGCATCAGTTCCCCGTTCAGCATTGCTGTCCTCTTTACCTTGGAACTGCTTTTTGTCACTTCATAAAACGCCTGAATTCTAATCCGAATGTATGCATCATCCGAAAAGCGGTCCTCTCCTGCTACCTGCAGGTAACAGGTCGAGATAAAATTCTCATACAGGACCGTTTTCTCCGGCGTTATGCTGCTCATCCCCTTTGTCTTGGGATTGTAGAAAGTCCGTGCCCTGGCTTTTCCCTGTGGCTTGCCGGGGACTGTAAAACAAATTGTCTTCATGTTTTTACTTGCATTTTCTGCCTTTCTCTCCTACAATAAAGGAGTACTATTTACCTTTTGGATCCTCTTGAGTTGCCGCTCTGAGGATCCTTTTATTTTTCCTTTTTCTCCATGCGCCACAGCTTACCGGCATAGACTATAATTGATAACCCCATAGCCAGAACGATACGCTGTGCTGTGTTATCAAGAATCCAGAACGGTAAGTATGTACCCAGGCTCCCGATCAAAATAGAATCAATCACATCTGTCATGCTGACTCCTTTCCTGATAATGCCGCCTTACCTTTCCATACATAACCGGTTTCTTCGTATAATTTCCTTGGTGATATGAAGAAAGAGGTTTTTTCTCCGGTAAGACTTTTTACAACTTTGTTGTTACGAGTGGCTGTTCCAATCGGAAGCCACCCGTATACGATTCCTGCCCGGACTGATGCAACCGGAATCCCTGTCATCTTGCTTACATCGTCTACAGTCAGACGTTCTGCTGAAAATTCCGGCATCGACGGAATTCCTGAGATGATTCTTGCAACTTCTGCTGCAAACTGATGAAGCTCTGCATTCTGTTTAATGTAGTCATCTACTGTGCTCATATTCTCTCTCCTTTCTTATGCGGTCTTTTGATTCTGAAAATTGCACTATTGACTTTTCCCACTATCTTTCCTACTCTTGCAATACAGGGCACCACCATGTCCGAGTATTTACAAAAAGGAGAGGGTTGTAATTGTTTACAGGTTTTTTCACTCTCGACAATACGCAACTACTTATTAATGTGTTATCGATAATGGCCTTTGTCATGTCTGCCTTTTTATCTGTCAGCAAGTTTTTATCTGAGCGCAAAAATAAACATTATTATTCATGATTACTCTCAGCCTCTTGGTACAGTTCAATTTTTCATTCATTTTCAAAACATGGCATCTTCCAATATTTCGATACACTCTGTATCGATCATTGAAAACTCGCATGAATATCCATGTGAACTTATTCCAAAGAAAATTCGTGAGTTTGGCTCAGAGATGCTGAAATCTACAGAATTCCCAATTTTTCTTTGTCCAGACCAAGGCTACCTATGTTTCCTTGAATTTGTATCTTGTCAAGATATTCAATTAGTTCCTGGAAAAACGGTTGTTTTACGAATTTATTCCAATCGTGGACAGATAAACAGATCCGTAATTCTCGGCAATACTTCACATTATCTGCATATCCGTCACTGATCTCTGCTACTCCCGGTTTCATAAAGATCCAGGAGTTTTTTTCTTCTAACATTTCTATCATCTCCCTCTGATCAGTGGTAACATAGGCTCTTTCTCTCTAAATGTAATATCACAGATTGCAACTTCCGTTCTTACTCAGATGATCAACGGCCAATTAAATCTTTAATGGTATTCCTTACGACAAAACCAATGCATTCTTCCATTTCTGTTTTTTCTGGATGTTTGTATTGGTTTTTCTCGTTATAATAAATCAGTGCCTGTGTGGTTATTTTCCATTTGATCCACTGTACAATGGAAATCACTGCTATGATTAGCACAATTCCTTCTCTCATTCTCTTCTCACCTCCCTCCGGTATTTAACTATTGACTTTTCCCACCATCTTTCCTACTCTTGTAATACAGGCACTGGCATGCCAAGTACAAAAAAAGGAGGATATTCATGGATATATCAACAAAAGTAAATATTGCGCTTTCCGTATTGTCATTTATCTTGGCTGCTATTTCTATTGTTACTGTTGTCATAACATTGCTTCAAAACAGTAAAATGATTGAAAATTCCACCCGACCATACATATGTATTTATGGGCAATCTATAAACCCGGGTTGTCTGGAATTTTATCTTGTTGTGAGAAATTTCGGAAACTCCGCTGCTGTTATCACCAAATTTGAATACGAACCTGATCTTTCGTCTTGCTTTGGTGTTTCAAATTGCCGAAACTTTCTTGATGATCTTCAAAATGCAGCTCTTGCACCAGGGCAATCTCGAATATGCAAATTAAAGTATTCCCTGGTTCCTGATTATGTAACTTTTAAGATTGAATATAATTCAGGTGTTAAAAAGTATTCTGAAACCTTTTCCTGCAATATAAAAGCTGGCACTTCTATGTTGACTGGAAAAATTGATACTACCGGAAAAGAATTACGAACCATTTCTTACACTCTTCAAGAAATGCTCCAGAAAAACCTTTAAAGATTTTTCTGAAAAATGCTGTACTCACCCATATTATTTTCTACAGCATCAAGCACTATTTTAGCTTCGTCGTAAGACAATTCAGCTTCGGAGAACTTGTTTATTATTTCGGTGACAAGTTCTCCGATTTTTTCTCCCGTCAAAACTTTTCCATTGTTTAACCGAACGTCCATAAATTCCATACTCTTCTCACCTCCTACCCTGCTTTACATACATCTTTCTTATGCTGTCTTCTGTTCCTGGAGTTCCTTCATTGCGCTCATTCCTTCTGCCACTCCCAGAATCCTTTCCTATTCGCATTGTTGATTTTAATTCACCCATCTGTGTTAAAAAAAATGTCGTCCCTTTCTTTAGTAGAAAGTCTCAACACTTTTGATAAATTTGTTATTTCTGATGCTTTAAATTCACTTGTTCCTCGCAGTTTATTATAGAGTGTCTCACGTAATATTCCAGATTTTTCTGCAACAGCTACCATTGTCATACCAGAATTGCGTATAGTTTCCTCTAATAAACGAGTATTAACCAACTTCCATCGCCTCCTTCTGTTGAATTTAATTCACATGCTCAATATATCATTGACGTGAATTTCTGTCAACAGTTTTTTATATTTGTGTTGAATTTTTTTCACACATATGTTATAGTAACTTTCAGAAGGGAGGATTCATAATGCTAGACTTATACAAGAACATAAAACAATTAAGAGAGGAAAAAGGATTATCACAAGATGAACTTGCCAAGCTTACAGGATATACCAGCCGCTCTTCTATTGCAAAAATTGAGAAAGGCGAAGTTGATTTACAGCAAAGCAAAATTCTTGCATTCGCAAAAGCTCTTGGAACTACTCCTGGAAAATTAATGGGACTCACAGAATTTGATGGCAACCGTTCAAGCACTACAACTCTTGCAGCTCATTTCGACGGTGATGAATATACAGAAGATGAACTGGATGAAATCCGCCAGTTTGCAGAATTTGTGAAGAATAAAAGAAAATAGATGTCGGTGCAAAGACACTGTGAGTTGAAATGTGAAGAATAAAAGAAAAGAAAATAATAAATTGGCAGATCTGCCAGAATGCACATTGCTACGAAAATAAAACTCGTAGCCAAAAACTGAACCTTGACAACAAATGTTTT